GTTGTCTTAATTTATTAATATACGTTGGATCTATCATTCCCGTATCTCTTGCGGTGTGAACGTCGACCACGAACGGCGAACCGCCTGCCATGTCATCATTCATAATGGAACGCGTATCTTTTCCTTCGCCCGCATCAATGAAATCAGATATCTTTTGACCAATACCACTTTCAATATCTTTGCCATAAATAATACTTTTGATATTGTTCGTCGGAGCGGGAAGACCTTTTCCTTTTACGTCGTCAAACGGGACACCTCTTTTGTATTGCTCATAAATATATAACACATTCGTTAAAGCATTTGTTGGCGATTCATTAATTTGTCCTGATAACCATGCGCGCGCAATTTTATCACGAAGATCTTTGTCTCCTCCTGCAACTACATCGAAACTCTCATATACTTTTTTGTACCAATCCTTTTGATCAAAAATTTCCTCATCACTTAAAACAATTTTATCTGTCCAATCTTTGTAATTAATTTTACCAATAGCAATGGGAGGTAAATCAGAATTCTCAGGAGGCTCCAATACAATACGGTCATTGGAAGGTCCGCCAGGATACGATTCGGCTTTATTATCTAAAATATTTTGTAAGCGCATTTTATGAAGACGTAAAACATTTTCTACTTTACTTGGATCAAAAGTAACGCCCTTCTTTTTTTGTTTTTGTAGATCAATAAATTTATCTTCCAGCTTTGTAACTGTTTGATCAACTACTTCTTCTAAAGCAAACTGGGCTAATTTTTTATAGTCAATATCTATCTTTGGTCCATCATCGTTGGGATCAGGCATTTGATCGGGAAGATCAGGTAAAACATTTCCCTCTTGATCAATCGTGGTAGTCTTCTCTTCACCATCATCTTTTTTAGCTTGTAAAACAATGTTATCGAGCGACGTATCGCCGATCACGGGAGGCGCATCATAAAAACTTCCTTCGTATGTTTTATATTCTTTAATTCGTTCTGATTCAGTTTGGGGGAATAGTGTTTCGAGATCAACCAAATCGTTTTCACCGTAACCCGAAAGATCTATATTTTGCCCTTTGAAATATTCTATGACAGCAGGGACAGAAATCCCCATCTGCGTAGCGATAACCGTTAAAGGTACTGCTGCTTGGGCTACCATTTAATAATACTCAGGTATCTGTTCGTAAGGTGGTTTAATTGGGTCTTCATAATCATCCTTTAATGCAATAAAATTACCTTGACGATAACGCATCAATGCTTGCGTCATACTATCAACTAAATCATCATGTTCACCATAAGGAAAAGCCGCGCATTCTTCAATCATTTCTTCGGCAAATTTTCTTTCAGGCGCCCAAACTTGTCCTGACTCAAAAACAGGTGACACAGAATTTACACGTGAAAGTTTATCATTACCTTTTGAAGGTGTATAACTTACAACAGGAATTCCTACTTGTCTTAGTTCCTGAATTAGTGGTTGTCCTGAAGCTTTGGCTTCAACAATAATTGTTTCAGGTTCCCAATATTGATACTGCTCTAAAGCAACTTTTTTTAACTCAGGAAATTCCCAACGATCTTTTATACAATCTAATAAAATTATATTATCTTGATTAAATCCTGTTTTAAAAATTCCCCATGTACTAATAGCACTGAAATCAGCAGAATCTTTTTTAGAAAAAGCGGTATCATAACTTTGAATGATGTGAACAAGATCAGGCATGTCTTCTTTTTGCCATGTTTTCCACCATTCACGTTTTATAATTGCTCCTTCTTCAGAAGTTGGTTTCTGTTGGTACTGAGCTTCCCACGACATAACAGGTAAGTTGGCTTGAATTTTCTCTAACTCTTCTTTTTTCCAATACTCAGGCCAAATAGGTTTACCGCTTGGTAAGATTGCAGGAAATTCTACGACCTCCCATTGGTCTGCTTTAGTTTCAGCTTGTTGTTTTATCAATCGACCTGTAAGATCTCGCTCTGACCAACGTGTCATAACAACAACAATGGCTCCTCCAGGTTGTAAACGTTGTCTTGGTCCTGACATATACCAATCAAAAGCATTATCAAAACTTGTATCAGTTATACTTTGCTCTGAATGTGGATCATCGATAATAAGCAAGTCTGCACCACGTCCAGTAATGGCTCCTCCGATACCTGCTCCAAAATATTCTCCGCCGTGATTAGTTTCCCAACGTCCTGAAGCTTTTGAATCCGCTCGTAAATACACATCTTTAAAAATTTTTTTGAATTGATCATCATTCATTAAGTTTCTCATTTTTCTACCAAACCTATATGATAGTTCGGCGGTGTGAGTAGCTTGAATTATTTTTGTTTTTGGTTTTTTGCCCATCAACCAAGCTGGAAACAAGTAAGATGCAAACTCTGACTTCGTATGTCTTGGTGGCATGTTAACAATTAATCGTTTTAATTCACCTGTCGCGATAGCTTCAAACTTTTTTGCCATAACATTGTGATGATATCCGTCTATAAACTCAGGCCAAACTAATTTAACGAAGTGCATAAAGCTGTCTTGGGCTTTTTTACTATCGTCCTGCATAGCAATTGCCAACATTAACCTTAATTCTTCGTCCGAATACTTTTCAAATTTAGAATTTTTTTGATCCATTGGGACTCCTAGGTCTTTTTACACTAAAAAAAGGGGTATACCCTAGAAATCATGGTCCTAGCGCTCTGGGCTCAGCGACCACGACCCTTTTTTGGGGGGTCGGTAACCGCAGAAAACCGCCATTTTTATAATTATTCACAGGTACCCTAATCAATGTTACCGTTCCGCGCGACGGTAAACCCTCAAAAACATATATTTGGCAGAATTCCCACGATTGGTAAGAGGTGATAATTGTAATTATCGTAACAGATCCTGTTTTACCGCAGAATTCCTAGCTTTTCGTGGGACGCGAACCGTGAATTTTTTCAAGATATCTAGATATAGTATCCCAACCTTCCCTCGTTGGCGGTTCGTTTACACCGTTTCGTGAGAGATTTAGCGAAAACCTTCCCTCATACAGATTTATCGTGATTGAGGGAGAGGGTTTCGCGTGTTCTTTGTAAACCAATATGTAATTACATCCACCAGTCTCATTCCACAATTTTATATTCGTAGATATTTGATGCGGGCTCAACTTAACTTTGTTACCAACTGCAACCTTAGCCTCAATGAAAACTGTATCTAATCGTGGGGCAACTCCAATCATATCTGGGAACCCGTGCATCGTTGTTGTCTCAATGCGCATCCAATTATAAATTACTATATTTTTCTTTATTAATTTAACAAAGTGTGACTCTTTCATGCTACAAATATTAAATGAAAAAACAAAATAGAAATAGGGATACACATGATTAAGGTCTGGTTACTCATTACAATGATAAGTGTTCAAGGATGGCCAAGTGTAAAGACAACATCAGAGGTGCATTTTAGTGAGCCAGCATGTGAGGCAAGACGAATACACAATGAGAATATGCTCACGGATATTGCTCTTGAACAAGGCATTGAAAGTATTTGGGTCGAGACTTGGTGTCATGAAACACATATGTTTATACCGTTAAAGACTTAATCTTCATGCTCGATTAATTTAGGATCAGGTTTATCATCTTCATGTTCAATAACCTTTTCTTCATTAGCAAGTGTAATTCCTTTTTTCTGTAACTCATTTAATTTTTGAACCAACTCTTCACGAGGTAAGTTTTCAATTGCACTTTCCATTCTAATTGTTGGGTCATACAATCCTGCAGCCTTACCGCGCAAAGCCTCAGCATTGATAGCAGCGGCGTAGTGTTTTTCTTCTTCAGCTTTTTTACTGAGATCATCAAGCCGTGCAACATGCTTGTCCATATTAACAGAATACTTATCTGCTAATTCTTTTTTCATGTCATAGATTGCCTCAGCAACTAATGGATATTTCTTTGGATCTTGTAACTCCCATGCAGTTTTTCTAGCAACACTTTCAGCATAACCAGCTCGACGCGCAGACTCAGATGCAGACTGTTGTCCCATCAAAGTCTTGGTGCAAAACTCATAAACAAATCGTAATTGCATTGGAGTTAATTTTCTGGATTTTCTTCCGTCAACAATTTTAACCATACTTACACTATTTCTGACCCTCTTTTAAAAAACAAGTTATAAATGGCTAGAGGAAGAACATCAGATTATTTAAAATTACCAATTAGTATTGTATTTGCTACCTCAAATAGATCAAACGCAAGACTAAAGTTAAAGACTATTAAAAATAGAAATATAGATCAATTAATTGAATGCGACTTTAATATTCCTGGCATTCCAGAAAAAGCAGTCATTAAAAAGGTTGGAGTAGGTAAACGTTTTCATGACATTTATAAACAAAAATATGGTTTATAATCCGGTATTTACAAGAGAAGAACTACAAGATAAGTTTTCCCACTTAAGAAAACTAAAATATAACCAATTTCGATGGTGGAGAATGTATGAAAGTACTGTTAAACCATTAATAGCTAGCGCTCCACTTCGTGATCGTATAGCAAATGGGGAATATGATTTTCCTCATTATTGGTATCAAGCAGCTTGGTGTGAACATGAGATAAATGATCTTTATCAAAGGTATGAAGACGATCACACCCAATACTTAGAAAAAGTTGCTATTTGGAAAGCTCGTAGAACTAAACTATTAGAAGATCATGATAAGGAAGAAAAATATAAAATGGATAGTTTAGTTAAAGAGTTTTCATTAAATTTCTACATTACTAAAGATGAAGTAATAGAAGAAATGGCTAATTTTGGAGGTGATTTAGTTAAGTTTTATGATTATATTTCAAATCATCCTACTTATAAATTAAAAGCTGAAAAAACTCCTAGATTATCATTTAAAAAAAGAGGTAGACCTAAAAAAATAACAATATGAAACATCCCGATCCAAAAAAACATTTAATAGCATCACTTATAAAATCAGCAGTAAGATTACTTGGCTACTTTGCTCTTTTTTATGATATTGGCATAGCAGCTACTTTATTAATCTTGTCTGAAATGATAGGTATAGGTGAAGAATTAGTTTAAATTATTATTATGAGAAAAATTTTATATTTTACA